ACCCTCCGCGCACACGTCAAGAAGTCAACCTTTTAACGCAAAGCAATGGCAAGAGGAATTTATAATGCGAAACCCACAGAGCAACTAAAAGCAAACGGCACCTACCGCCCGGTTTATCACGCCAACCGGGTAGAGGTCGAAACTGTTGATGAGATACCCCCCTGCCCGGCCGATCTTGACAAGGAACACAAAACGGCCTGGGTCGAATTTTGCGAACGGCTGCGAAACGTCGGCATTCTAACCGGCGTGGATTACTACGCCATTCGGACATTTGTAGAGGCGCAAGTAACGGCCCGCAAGACCTATGCGCTAATGAGCAAAGAGGGGTTTGTTATCGACGGCAAAAAACACCCCGCGCACCTTGTTTATGCGGAAGCCGTTAAAACGATGCGGGCGCTATACGATCAATTCGGCCTAACCCCCCGCGCCCGGATGGGCCTGCGGGTGGAAAAGAAAAAGAAGGAAGACGACCCTATCGCTAAACTGGCAAAAGCAATGAGCGAGGTGAATGCTTGAACAATATCAGCGCTATATTGACGACGTAATATCCGGCCGGGTGCTTACTTGCAAGTACACCCGACTGGCGGTGGAGCGTCAACTGCGCGATTTGGAACGGCAGGCCGATCCAGACTTTGCCTACCGTTTCGACGAAAACAAAGCCGGGCTTGTGTTGTCAATCGTCCGGCTTTTTCGCCACACCTCCGGCGAATGGATGGGGGAGCCGTTTCATTTACAAGATTTTCAGGCGTTTGAGTTCGCGGTAGTGTTCGGATGGGTGCGAAAAGACAACGGAAAACGCCGTTTTCGCCGGGTTTACAATGAAGTTGCACGGAAGGCGGGCAAATCAGAAAAGGCGGCGGTAGTCGGAAACATTGGCCTGCACTTCGACGGCGAAGGCGCGCCGCAAGTTTTCAGCGCGGCAACGACCAGGGAGCAGGCCAAAGAGGTGTTCAACGCGGCAAAAATAATGGCCGAATACCTGGCAAAGGATAGCCAAACCCTTAGCAAACAGATCAGAACCTACGCGCATTCCATATCCAACTTGGGCAACAAAGGATTTTTTCAGGCGGTTTCTTCCGACGCGCATAGCCTGGACGGCAAAAAGCCGCATATCTGCATTATTGACGAATACCATGCGCACAAGAATTCGAGCGTTTTAAAGGTCATGGAGACGGGCATGGGATCGAGGGCGCAGCCGCTTTCCTATATCATAACAACCGCTGGTTTTAATATTGCCGGAGCCTGCTACCGGATGCGCCAGGTCGCCATTGATATTTTGGAGGGCAAAAAGGTTGACGAAACATTTTTTACCATAATTTACACGCTCGATGAAGGCGACGACTGGAACGACCAAACGGTGTGGGGTAAGGCAAACCCAAATTTGGGCGTATCGCCTACGCTGGAATTTTTGCAAAGCGAATGGCTGAAGGCTAAGAATGAAGGCGGCCGGGCAGAGGTGGAGTTCAAGACCAAAAATATGAACATCTGGTGTGACGCTCCCGACGTATGGATACCGGACGACGATTGGCGGCTTAATGAGGGCGAAATAAACGAGGAGGCGCTTTTGGGCCGGCAATGTTTCGGCGGCCTTGACCTGGCCAGCGTTTCGGACATAACCTCCCTATGTTTGTTTTTCCCGGCCCGATCCGCAAGCGAGCGGCACATATTTCTGTGGTGGAACTTCCTTCCCGAAAACACGGTGCAAAAAAGATCGGGCCGGACAAACTATGCCCTTTGGGTGCAGCAGGGATGGATTGAGACAACGCCGGGGAATGCGGCCGATTATGATTATGTGCGGGCGAAAATCAATCTACTGAAAAGCCGGTTTAACATCCGGTCAATTCAATACGACCGCTGGAATAGTTCAGATTTGATACCCCGGCTGGTGGATGACGGTTTAAATATGCAGCCTTTCGGGATGGGCTTTACCAGCATGTCCACGCCATCGAAAGAACTGGAGCGGTTGATGCTGGAAACCAGGTGCAACACCGGCGGGAATCCGGTTGCGCGGTGGTGTGCCGGAAATGTGGTTTTAGATGTGAACGCCGCCGGAGACATTAAGCCGAACCGGGACCGCTCAGCGGAAAAGATAGACCCGATAGTGGCGGCCATTATGGGTTTGGCGGGGTGGATGATCGAGGCGGGGCAGCCGAAAAAAGCGCGATCCTATTTACTTGACAACGATCCTATTTTCGTATGAAACCAGCCGTTTTAATGATGTTCCGCGATGAGGCGGATATTTTGGAAAAATGCCTGCGCCATTGGTACGATATAGGCGTCCGGAACTTTTACCTGTGCGATAATGGGAGCGTAGACGACAGCCAGGAAATCGCCCGCGCCTTTTTGGAGTTTATGCTGCCTTCTTTTTCGGGCCGTCGCCATTGGGTTTTGAGGACCGACCCGGCGACTGATTGGCCGGGCCGGCGGGTAATCAATGATCTTAAAATTGAGGCGATAAAAAACGGTTGCGACTGGATTTTTCCGGCGGACGCCGACGAGTTTTTGCAAATCCACCACTTCAACGAAAAAGGGGAACCGCTAACCATTGCCGAATGGCTCAGCACTTACCCGCAAAAGCCGGGATGGGGCGAGTTGAGGTATTTGAATATTTTGCCGAATGGTAGCGCCGAATGGCAAGAGCCGCAACGAAAAGCGTTCGGCCTGTTCAATCCAGAATGGATAATAAGCATGGGCAACCATCTAATTGAGGACGTAGAACCAACGCTTAACACGGAGCAATCTACCCTGTTCGGCGCCGCGTTTTATATGCACTACTCGCTGCGATCCTATGAGCAGTTCCGGCGCAAAATGATTAATTACATGAAGGCGTTTTCACAAACGCAATTCACCGACCACCCACACGCCAGGGATTTTAAGTTGTGGCAGATCGAAGGCGAAGCGTTTTTAGTGAACAGGTGGAAGGCGTTAACCGAGCCGGCAGAGGAGCCGGCACCAAAATGGCTTTGAATGTACAACAGCAAACTTTTCCCGGAATCACCCCTCGCGCATCACTACCTAGACGGGCTGGACGGTATTGAAATTGGCGGCTCGGCGCACAATGCTTTTGGGCTGAACACGAGAAACGTTGACCGGGTGCCCGGGGATAGTCCGGAGTTCGCCCCCTACGCACAGGAGCAAATGCGGCTTTGCGGTCACGTTATGCCAGTAGATATTGTCGCTCCCGGGGATAATCTGCCGCTGGAAAGCAAAAGCGTTGACTTTGTAATCAGCAGCCATGTCATCGAACATTTTTTCGACCCGATAGCGGCGCTCAAAGAATGGGCCAGGGTAGCGCGGGAGTACATTTTCATTATCTGCCCGCAACGGGACGCCCTCGAAAGCGACCGGGACAAACCATTAACACCCATCCAAGAATTGAAAGACCGTCACGCCGGCCTTATCCCGCGCATTGAAACCGACGAACACCACACGCGCTGGACGCCAGGGACATTCAGGGCAATGTGCGCGGCCATCGGGTTGAATGTTTGCGAATGCTTAGACCCGGACGACAAGGTAGGCAACGGTTTTTGTGTAGTCATTGATTTAAAAAGTTAAACAGAATGATAAAAGCCCTCGTAGTAGAAGAAGGCAACCGGGTTAACGGCGTCTCGCTGTGGCGGTTGTTTATGCCGTTCCAGGAAATGCGCCGGCGTTTCCCGTTTGAGTTCCACGTTACCCAAATGCCCACGCCGGCGCTGATAGCCGCGCACGACGTTGTTATCCTGTTCCGGCCGACAGACTCGCAGGCGCTAAAACTGCTCGACGTATGTCAATCGCTGCGCGTTCCGGTAGTGATCGACTGCGACGACAATATTTTCAGCCTTCCGACCGGGCACCCGCAAAAACTGTACTACGATGGTTTGGTGCCGCACTTCCGGGAGTTGTACGGAAAGGCGGACTGGATTTGGACAAGCACGGAGGAGTTAATGTACGCCCTGGATGCGTTCGACCGAGGCTGCATCGTGAAAAACGCCATCGACCCGGCCATCCTACCCGATGCGCCAAACAAATACACCGGCACCTATCTTTGGCGCGGCAATGAGGCGCAAGTTTGCGACCTGTGGAAGGCGGAGCCGTGGTACGAAAATATCAAACGCGACGCTAAACGCTTTATCTGGTGGGGGTATATCCCGCCCTACAAGCACTTGCAAAATATAGTGCCTGTTCGGTGGGAGCAATCCCTCGATTTTTGGGCAGCACTTCGCCGGACCGGCGCAAACTATCTATGGAAGCCGCTCACAGACAACCCCTTCAACAACGCGAAATCAAACATTGCATGGATCGAGGCGACGGTGGCCGGCGGTGTCTGTGTTACGAACTTCGCCGGCAACGTTGGATGGGAATACGCTACCGAATCTTTTATACCGCCGGAAGATATACCGAAATTGTGGCAAGAAAGTTGCGAAGAAATAAGGGCTAATTATAACCTGGCGGTAGAGGCCGAAAAAAGATACCGGAGCCTTGCCGATTTGGTAGGGCTTAAATCCTTTGCGATAAATGCCTGAACACAATCTTTTGCTTTCCGGGTATTTCGCCAGATACGGCGAACTGCTTGGCGAATCAGAAACGCCCTACGAGGCATGGCTGAAAACGGAGCGGGAATTTTCGCGCCGTTATTCATCCGGTTGTGAAATCCTGCGCCGCTTCACCACATACGACGCATTCCAGGACGCACACCGAAGATTCAGGAGCGGGCATAAGGTTCTGTTTATCAAAATTCAGATACTAACCCTGGAAGAAGTTAATTTGTAAGTTTTAAACGGGCGAAACCATGCCCGTTTGCCCTGTTTTGGCCCGATAGGTGCCCACTTTTGCACAATGCGAATAGCGGGCTACGACATCGGGCTTTTTTATTGGCGCAAGGCGGAACAACGTAACGCCAATGCGCTGAACTACAACCCGTCAAACCTGGGTTGGTCCGGTTTTATGCTGCCGAGCAGCAACCTGGCCAACGTGACCGTAAATAAAGAAACGGCGCTTTCCGTTCCCGCTATTTGGGCCGCCGTTCGCACGATCAGCGAAACGCTCGCGTCCCTTCCTTTTTCGATTTATCAACGAACCGACAACGGCAGCCAGGAGGCTACCGGGCACCCGCTTTACAATTTGGTGAAGTTGGAGCCGTCGCCGGATTATTCTTCTTATGATTTTCGCCGGGCGCTTGTTGCAAATGCCTGCTTTGGAAATGCCTACGCTAAAATCTATCGCAACGGAATAGGCCGCGCCGTTCGCCTGGAACTATTAGACCCGGCGATGGTGACGCCCTGGCAAGACAACAACGGGGCGCGGTGGTATATCGTTGTGCGCCAACTTGGCGACAAACCAATTTACGAAACCCTACGGCAGGACGAGGTTTTGCATATCAAAGGGCTGACCCTCGATGGCATAGCCGGTAAAGATGTGGTAAACACGCACCGGGACACGCTCGGAATGTCGATAGCGGCCAACCAGTATGGAGCCGCATTTTTCGGCAACGGCGCACACGTCGGCGGCGTATTGGAGTACCCGCTGGAACTTACCGAACCCGAGCGCGCCAAAATTTCGCAGGCCATCGACGCGAAGTATGGCGGCGTCGGCCATGTGGGCAAAACTATGGTCCTGGACGCCGGGATGAAATATACCAAAACCGGCCTAAACCCTAACGAGGCCATGCTTAACGATGCGCGCAATTTTCAGGTATTGGAATCCTCGCGCATTTTCGGCGTTCCGGCGCACCTGTTATCGCAATTAGACCGCGCTACATTCAGCAATATTGAAGTTATGAACGTGCAGTTTGTGAACCAATGCCTGCGGCCGTTCGCGGTGGGCATGGAACAAGAATTTGCCCGCAAGTTGCTTACCGCGTCGGAGAAAGCCTCCGGGGAGTACTTTTTCAGAACTAATCTGGACGGCCTGCTGCGCGGCGATACGGAGGCCCGCGCCAAGTACTACGACACGATGATTAAAAGCATGGTGTACACAATCAACGACGTGCGGGCGCTCGAAAACATGAACACGGTGCCGTGGGGAGATACCCCCTATGCGCAGGCCGGCGTCACAAAACTATCTGAAGATGGGCAAGTCGAAGCGCCGCCGCAAGATCAAGAGCAAACCGACCCGGCGCCAGCGCCGGGGCAAAATAATAACACAAATGAAGGTGGAGCAGCGTAAAAGCAAAGACATCATCGAACGCGCATTTTGCGCCGGGTTGGAAGTGCGCAACGCTTCCGACGGCACCGGGCCTGTGGTCTTGCGCGGCTATGCGGCTAAATTCGATTCGGTTTATTCGATGGGCTGGTACACTGAAGAGGTGGCTCGTACAGCGTTCGACAACGCCGACATGACCGACGTCCGGATTTTGTTCAACCATGACTCCAATCAAATCCTGGGCCGCACCAAATCGGGCACGGCGCGGGTGGGCGTTGATGAGAACGGCCTTTGGTACGAAGTCGATCTGCCGGAAAGCGCGGCGGCTTTGCGCGAAGCGATCCAGCGCGGCGACATCGACCAGTCTTCCTGGGGTTTTATGCTCCGCAATACGTCGGAATCGGACGGTGAAGAATGGGGGCGAAGAAACGGCCGGCCGCACCGCATCCTGAAGGATGTGTCGGTAGTTTTCGACGCGTCTCCGGTAACATTCCCCGCCAACCCTGACACGTCGGTACATAAGCGGCAGCGGTATAACGCATACCTGAAGCGCGCCGGCGAAGAGGACTTGCCGGAACTAACCGACATCCAAAGCGAAATTTTCGCTGCGAGTTCGGACTGCGTTGAATGCCTGAATGAGACGGTTTTCGAATGCGGCGAATTTGCAATGGAGGCCGAAAACTACGCCGCCATTGACCCTGGAAACGCCGATCTGTACCGGCAGGCGGCCGCAAACTGCCAGGCTACGGCGGATGCGGCAAAAGCAGCAATCGAAACACACTTGCAAATAATGGCGGCGCTGAATGGTCAGCGATCCGCTAAACCAAACGTAAATAAAGCACGCCTGTTGGACATGGACCTGCGCCTGGCCGAGTTGGCAATGCAATAACACAACTTTACACCTATGGCAACGAGTACTGAATTAAAAGAACAGCGCGCAGCGGTTTTTGCATCCATGAAAGACATCCGCGCTACCCTCGGCGAAGACGGCAACTATACCGATCCCACGCAGGAGGTAAAATGGCGGGCCGCCGATGCCGAATACCAGCGCCTTACCAACGCCATCAAAGACGCGGAGACCCATGAAGCCCGCGAAAAAGAACAGGCTGAAGCGCAATACCGTGCGCAGGAAACCGGCGGCGGCAAAAAGCCGAATCCCGACGCGCTGAAGTACGAAGACGTTTTCTGGCGCTGGGCAACCCGCCCGCAAAACGGGGCCATGTCTCCGGAAGAGACGCGGATGCTCGAAACGCGGGGCACTTCTACCCAAATCACAACGAGCGACTCCCTGGGCGGCTACCTGGTGCCGCAATCCTTTTCGATGGAATTGGAGAACCAGATGGCCTGGTATGGCGGAATGTTGGACGCCTGCCGTATCTATAACGATACGATTGGCGGCGTTCTGACCTGGCCTACCGGCGACGATACCGCCAGCACGGGCAACGTAAACACGGCAGCCAACCAGGCCGCAGCGCGCACCGTTGCCGACCTTTCCTTTGGCCAGGTGACGTTTGGGCACTGGATCGTGGACTCGAACATCATCAAAGTGAGCCGCGCCCTGGTGCAGGATGAACGGGTAGGTCTATTGCAAAGCGTTCTGCGCGATGACCTGGCCGCCCGTTTGGGCCGCAAGGTTAACTCCATGCTGACCAACGGCACCGGCACCAACGAGTCTTACGGCCTCACGGTGGCCTCTACCCAAACCGGCAAAACGACGGCCTCCGCTACGGCAATCACAAAAGGCGAACTGGTGGACCTGATTCACAGCGTCAACCGCGCCTACCGGGTCGGGCCGAAGGTGGGTTTTATGATGCACGACGGCATCATGGGCTACCTCCGGAAACTGGACATCGGAAACACCGATACGGTGCAGATTTTTTACCCCGGCATTGCTGCCGGCGAACCCGACCGGCTGTACCAATATCCGATCTTCATTAACAACGACCTGACCGGCCCGACGACGGCGGCGCCTGTTGCGGCAACCAAGCACATTTATTTTGGCGACTTCTCCAAGTATGTGATCCGCCGTATTGCCGACGTGAGCATCGAGCGGAACGATACCCTGTATTGGGATACGCTCAGTGTAGGATTTATGGGTTGGCTTCGCATCGACGGCAACCTGATTAACCAAAACGCAATCAAAGCGCTGCTTCAACACTCCTAAACCATGACGGTGCAAATGACCAAAACGGCGGTATTGTCGGGCGCTACGCTGTTGCAGGGCGTCGAGTATGATCTACCTCCGGCGCTTGCGGCGGCCTTAGTGGCCTATGATTCCGCTGTTTTGGTTGCGCCCGTTCTGGCAAAGGATCGGCAAAAGGTTGTCAAACAAAAATACGAAACCCGGTAAATGTATATCATAGAAACAGCGGCAAACGGTGAACCTGTAAACCTTTCAGAGGCTAAGGCATGGCTGAAGGTGGAACACAACGAAGAGGACGCATTGATCCTCGACTTGATCCGTTCCGCCCGTGAGGTGGCCGAACACGATACCGGGCTGGCGCTGTTGACGCAGACCATTAACCAGTACCATGACGCCTGGCCATGCGACCGGATTATTTACTTGGAAGTATCGCCGTTGGCAACCGTTACAAGTGTAAAATACCGGGATTCGGCGGGAACATACCAGACGTTTTCATCGAGCAACTACACGGTTGACGCTATCAGCCAACCGCCGCGAATCGTGCTGAATGTTTCGGCGTCCTGGCCGACGTATGGATCGTTCCCGAACGCTATCCAGATCATATACACCGCCGGCGTTGACATTGCCGCCGATGTTTTGGCGCGGGTTCGGCAATCGATCCTAATGACCGTCGCTTTTTTGTATCAGAACCGGGAAGATATGCCTATGGTGGATCACCGTATCCGCTCCTCGCAATGGCTACTCCGCAAATCCAGGGTTTCGCACATATGATCTACGGCGGAAAAACGAGCGAGAAAACGGGTCCGGCGGTTGGGCTTATGGATCGGCGGGTAACTATCCGGGACTTTACGATGGCCGCGAATGACTACGGGGAGCCGATAAAAACGTGGAGCGACACGGCTACGGTGTGGTGTGCGGTGGAATACCCACAAACGGGAAGCGGCGAAAACTATGTGGACGCGGTTAACCTGTCTGTGCGGAACGCAATTTTTACCATGCGTTACCGGGATGGGATCACCGAAAAAACGGCCCTGGTACTTGATGAGCGGCAGCACGATATAACACGCATAGCGATTTTAGGGAGAAACGAATATTTGCGAATCACGGCAGAATTTAAGGAATAATGGACGCACTACTAAACGGAGAAATCCGGCAGTTAATCCGGACGCTTTACAAGATCGAAGGCGACCTGATCGATCAGCGGCGCGACATCCTGGAACAGGGAGCGCGTCCTGTGGTCGAGGCTGCCCGGCAACACGCGCCGGTCGGTACGCATATCCACTACCGCTATAACACGGTAAAACTGGCAAAGAGCATCCGCGCGCCGAAAGGCAGCGGCACTATTGTAGCAACCTACCGGCCCGGCAATTTGCGCGGGTCGATCAAGGCGCTGTTTTTCAAGCGGGCGCAATCGTCGGTATTTATCGGACCCGTTCGGGCGCGCAACCCAAAGGGCACGTTTGGCCCTGATTATGCCTTTACCTACGAGGGCGGCATAATCGAATCACCGCGCAGCGATGGTTATTATGCCCACCTGGTAGAGTTCGGCGTTCCTGACCTTGGTATTCCGCCTCAGCCATTTATGCGGCCGGCGGCGGCATCGGCGGGGCCTGAAGGGCAGCGGATCATTGTAGAAAAACTACGGGCGGCCGTATTGCGGGCCGCTCAGAAATATTCAACGGCAAAGGGAAGATGAATATAACGATTGATTTTGAAAAGCGCCGTATTGACGTTTGGGGTAGCGAAAACTACGAAGCGGTTGCCGGCGTAGTTGGAGCGATAGCCATGCAGCTAAAATGGGATATGCCCGAAAATAAATACGAGGAAATTGTAGAAGAGGGCATTCAAATGGTGGATGGCTATAAAATCAAAAACGGGCAGATTGTAGGACACATTGAACAGGATAAAAAATGAATATTAGCGGACCTATAAAGACACTAATTGACGGCGACACAACCGCTAACGCAATTTTTGCGGGCCGGATTTACCCGGATATTCTGCCGGATAAATCCACCTACCCGGCTGCCGTTGTCAATATTGTAAACACCCTGCCGACCAACTCAAAGACCAACGCCAGCGGGCTTGACTTCGTGCTGATCCAGGTGGACGTGTACGGGACTACGCTCACCAGTGTGGCGGACGGAATTGAAGCGATCCGGGGCGCAATAGACTACCAAACAACAGGAAGCCTGCAACATATTGAGTTCAGAAATGCACAAAGCGGGTTTTCGGGAAAGCCTGAATTGTTCCGATGGATCACCGAATACAGCGCAGCATATCAACGAAACTAAAATGCCACGAGTTAAACTATTGAAAAATCACGGTAACAAAAAGGCCGGCTGGGTAGTGGCTGTTTCCGACCCGTCGGCGGCAGCCCTGGTGGCAGCCAAAACGGCCGTTATTGTTCCGAATGATACGCCCCTGAAAAAGGGGAACCTGAACCTGTACGCTAATTGCACACCATTACCGCCCGCGAAAGCGGCTAAAAACGAAAAAGCATGACTGCTGGAGTTATTAATACCAAAATCTTGAAACTGTGGTTTGCCGACGCGGGCGACACCGTTGTGGCCGTTACTTGCTTAACGAGCGCATCCTTTGACCTGACCCTCGACACGTTCGACCTGACGTGCAAGGATTCCGGCGACTTTTACGAGTTCCAGCCCGGCACGATCAGCGGCGAATTGTCCGGCGAACTGTATGTAGCCTACGATGCTACGAACGGGCATGACGAAATTGCAACGGCCCTGCTGGCTAAAACGCTGTGCGATTGGGAATATGGCACCGGCGTCTCCGGCGATACCGTCTTTTCCGGCAGCGGCTACTTTACCGCATTCGGCGTAACGTCGGACGCGCAGAACCAAGGAGCAAAAGCGTCCTTTACGCTGAAGGCCACCGGCACCATTACGCAAGATACTTACTAATCCATATCGAACATGAAACAATACATAAACCTGGGCGGCAAAGAACGCCCCATCCTTTTCGGGTTCGCCGGATTGTATGAGTACGAGCAAGGCACCGGCCGCAAGGCGCTTACCGATTTCGCCGACCTTCAAAGCGGGGAAATGAGCGTTTCTACGATTGTTGACCTGACGTATTACGGCCTGACAGCCGGAGCGCGGAGCAGCAACCAAAACGTTGATTTTACGCAGTACGACGTTGCCGGATGGATCAGCGAGCCGGGCATTATCGAAAAGGTCATGACGGCTTTCGCTCAATCATTTGAACAGGCGGAAGGGGGAAACGTGAAACCGGGGGCGTTGATAGTAGCGACGCCTCCGGAATAGACTGGCAGGACCTAATAAACGCGGCGGCACAGATCGGGCTTTCCGAGTCTGATTTTTGGCAATGTACCCCCCGGTATTTTTCGGCATTGCAGCGGGCGCACGTCGGCAGGCAGCGGTTTGAAATGGAAAAGGCGCGGATGATTGGCTACATGGCCGCCGCTCCGCATTTCCAAACACGTATAACCCTGCAAGCGTTCTGGCCGTTTCCCTGGGAAATAGAGCGCGCCAAATCGCTTGCCGACGAATGGACCAACATCGACCCTGAACGGCTGCGGCTGTTTAATGAACACGCAGAAAAGAACCGCGCTGCCCGGAAGGCTGCAAGATAAATGGCAACAATAGCGGAACTTAATGTAAGGCTTGGCCTTATTTACAAAGACCTGGATTCGGGATTGAAACAGGTGGAGCGCCGCTTGCAAGCATCGGGCCGCCGTCTTTCTTCCCTGGGCAATGATTTAACGCTTGCCATTTCCGCTCCCCTTGCCGCGCTATCCGCCGGAGCCATCCAGCAGGCCGGCGAACTGGAAAGCCTTAAACTTGCCATGCGCTCCACCTTTGAAACAGCGGGGCGGTCAATCAGAGACGCCGATGCGGAGTTAAACGCGCTGCGCAAATCGGCACTTGCGCCGGGCCTGGATTTTGAGCAGGCCATAAAGGGGTCTATCCGGTTGCAAGGTGTTGGCGCAAGTGCCGAAGATGCGCGAAAGACCATCGAACAGATGGCCAACGCCATTGCCCTAACCGGCGGCACGGCGGAAAACCTGGATTCGGTGACGATCCAGTTTGCGCAAATGATCTCCAAGGGGAAGGTTCTTTCCCAAGATTTGCGGGTCATTCAGGACGCTATGCCCAAGGTGTCCGAATTAATGCAAAAGGCTTTCGGCACCCGGAACGCTGAAGCCCTGCAAAACATGGGCGTTTCGGGGCAGGAGTTTGTCGATAAGATCACACAGGCAGCGGCCACACTCCCGAGGGTTGAGGGCGGAATCAAAAACGCGATAGTAAACGCGGGGGCGAATGCCCGGCAGGCGATGGCCGAATTAGGCGACGCAATCAACAAGGCGTTTAACGTTACCGGGTTGCTGGATCGCTTCTCCGGGGCGCTTGCCAAGGCGGTTGATTGGTTTAAAAGCCTCGATGCCAGCACTCAACGCACCATCGTAGAATTTGGCGCGTTTGCAATAGCCATCGGCCCTGCCGTCAAAATATTGGGAACGCTCTACGGAAGCACGGCCCAATTAATCGGCATTTTCAGAAACAATTTGCTGCCGCTCACAAAGCCCGTTGCGCTGTTCTTTGCCGGAATGACGCAAAGCACCCAATCACTAACGCGCTATTTTGGCGAGTTAGGCAAATCAATGCTTGGGGCGGTTGATATTGCCGCTAAAATGCGCGTTGGCCTTCTGGCGGCCATTGGCGGGGTTGCGGCGATTGTTTTAGGTATCGCCGCTGCGGTCTATCTACTCGCAGACCGTTTTGACTCAGCCGCTTTTGCCCAAAAGCAGTTTGCCGACGCTAAGCAAAAAACAATCGAGATAACGGCGGCCGAAACGGCAGAATTAAACAAAAACTTTGCCGTACTCGAGGACGTAAAGAGCAGCACGGAAGACCGCAAAAAAGCGATAGACGCTTTGCAGGCCGCCTATCCGCAATATCTCAAAAGTATAGACCTGGAAAAAGCGTCCGGCGCTGAATTGGTTGTTATTCAAAAGCAGATCAACGACCAAATTTTGAGGGGCGTTGCGGAGCGGCAGAAAGCGGCGGCTATTAATGCGATATATGAGGAACAAGCAAAGACGCTGCTCCGTATTCAGGAAATAAGGCGGACGGGAGAGACAACAGTCGGGGAGGTTAACACGCTTGTTAACACCGGCGACCTATTGCGAAACGGAAGCAATGCGGCGGCCGTTATTGAAAAATTAAAAGAGCGATCCAAAAGCCTTGGGGAGCAGGCGAATATTACGGCGCGGGACTTTGACGCGGCTTTTGGCCTTCAAGGCAAAGCATACGACTACGCTACCGAAAAAGAGGCGAAGGCCAGGCAGGCATACTATGACAGCCGGGACGCGCTCGAAACGGTAACAGCCGCGCAAACAACCTACACGCATTCCACAAAGGAATCGGCCGACGCAGCGAAAAAAGCGGAGAAAGACGAAAAAGATCGGTTTAAGGCGCTGCGCGATTTTTGGTCGAAGCCGGTTTCGGTAAACATTGAGGCGGCCGTCCCGAAATTACCCACCGTTGGCTTACCCGACCTAAAGGCGCCGCTCGATTTTGGGCCGACCATCAACCAACTGGTTGACGGGCTGCAAGCAATTAATTCGCTGACATCCAGCCTGCAAAAACTAATCGCAACGGGACTAACTCCGGCGCAAGCCGCGATGAAGGCGCTTGGCGATGATTCGCAACAGTTTTCGGAAATATACGCGGCGGTTGTGCAGAGCATGGCCACCAATGGCACCGTACTGCAAAATATAACGCTTGCCATCGGTGACGCTATGGCACAGGCGGCAGAGGCGGGCGCCACCAGTTTCGCCGAACTTGGAAAAGCGGCAGCAGCGGCAGCGGCCAAGATTGTCCGCGCGTGGATTCAGCAGGGGGTTGCAGCGGCGGTAGCAAAAGCGTTGAGCGGTTTACCGTTTCCGCTGAACTTGGCGGCGGGCGCTATTGCCGGCGCGGCGGCGGGCGCGCTATTCAACAAGGCCATATCGGCAATCGGAATACCGGCACTTGCGCAGGGCGGCGTCATCGACAAACCCACATTTGCGCTCATGGGCGAATACCCCGGCGCAAAGACAAACCCGGAGATTGTTACCCCCGAAAACAAACTGCGCTCAATCTTCAAAGAAAGCGGCGGCGGCCTGGGCGGCGAACTGACAGCGGTCGTCCGGGGTGACGATCTGCAATTTATCCTCAGGAAAGCACAGGCGAGGGAGGCGCGGCGCGGCTAATGGCAATACGACTACAAACGGAAGGCGCGTACAATCTGCACGGGGAGTTTTTCAATATGTACCTGGAGGATACCGACTATGGCGGCGACCCGATAGACGTAGAAGGCAGCAACCAGGGTTTCACCCTGCGTTACGACGGCAAACCGGAGACGCGCCTAGACCCGATCATCGGCAGCGAAGCGCGGTACTATATCCGGGTAACGCCGGAAACGCTGGCCGACATTGAAGCGGTGGCCGCCGACCTAATCACCAGCGCGGAAAACCGTTTTTTCCTCAGGATCACCCGCAACAGCGGCGCGCCGCTGGCGTCCGACGAACTATATTGGTGTGGGTATGTGCTAACCGACCTTTCCGCATTTTCCGACGAAAACCGCTTTGAATTTGTTTTCACCGCTACCGACGGCCTGGCGCGGTTGAAGTCGATTGAATACAAGGACACTACCGGCCTAAATTATGCGCCGTTTGGCAATCTTACGTTTATCGAACACATAATGAACTGCCTGACCCAAGACGGGTTAAGCAGTACATATTGGAGCGGGTCGGATGTGTTTTTAAAGACGGTGGTAAACTGGCAGGATGAAAACATGGCCACGCCTACTGCCGCGAAATGCCCCCTTGCCTATACGCGGGTACAGGGGTTTGTGTTTGCGAAGCCGGTAGAAAGCGACGACGCGGATTATATTTGGGAATACCTTTCCTGTTATGATGTGCTGGTAAAAATCTGTGAACATTGGGCGGCGCGCCTTATGTTTTCTTTCGGTTGCTACCGTTTCGAGCAAGTCAACGAACGGTCACAAGACAACTTTTTCGAGCGTCGGTTTTCTAATGCCGGCGCGCTGGTATCCAGTACTGCAATAGCGGGCTATGACAAGAACGTAAACCAGGACACGGCCGGGGCGCGGCTTGCCGGCGGGTTATTTTCCTACCTGGCACCGCTCAAACAAGTCGTTGTTGAGTACGAGCATAATACTTTCCGTAACTACCTAAGCGGAAACGCTAACTACTGGTACCTGGGGTCTGTATTGGGGGCGACCGGCGTCACGCTAACCCCTATTTCGGTTGATGGCGATACCTTTTTTCGGATAAGCGGGTCGGCATACATAAACGTTGACCTGATCGCCGACTATACCGACATCGGCTGGTGGCGCTATGTTTTGGGGATGCAAGTATTTATCGGAGGCCAAGCCATCAAGAGCCACACGCTTGCGGCTACCGGGCCGGGCGGCAACCTGATCCCGGTTGTGATCCGTGACCCGATCCTGCCCACCTGGGTATCGGGGGCGGACAATTACGAAATTTCAACGTCTTACGCCTATGACGGGCACATAGAGGAAATGGTGACATTTTCCTTTGATACTCCCGTTGTGCCGTCCGGGACATCTATTTTCATATCGTTTACCGCCCTGGGTGGCCGCCGGTTGGATGAAACGTCCGAGCCGGTCACGCTAAACGACTGGCGCATACAATCGCCCGTTTTCGGCATCATAAATTCAAGCAGCATTTACACCTTTTTCGAGAAGGTACGCCGGTACACGGTTACGAATACCAACACCGGCAACAGCCGGGAGTACAAATACAACACCATCTTTGGCGAGGCGATCAAGGGCTGGACGGATTCTAAACTGCAAACCTCATCGGACGGCAGCACATGGGCGGATAGTACTGCATCTTGGGACTATGGAGCCGGAACGGAAGATTTGGCCTTTGGCAGTCTGCTTGCTAGTGAGATAATGGCCGGGCAGATATTCCCGCCCCGCGTCTATTCGGGCCAGATATGGGCTAACCAAACCTATGCGCACTCCCGGATCGTGCTGCCCGACGACACGGCCTACCTGATCTTGTCCGGCGAATACCGGGGCAAGGATGGCGCTTGGTCGGGGGAATGGTTCGAGGCGGGCGTTGACCTGGCCAGTGTTGTAATTGGCCCGTCTGTACCTATCGGGAACACCGGAACGTCTGACGATCCGCCGGGATTTACGGTAGTTCCGACCGGAGCCGTAAATACGGCCACCGGGCAGCAGAGCGCAAGCGTAGGCGACGCCATCGGGCTGAACGTGCTGGCAATAAACTATGTTGGCGATACCGTAACGTCAGGCACGATCACGACCATACCGCTAACTTATGCGGCGGCCGATAACTCGATTTTTGCAGGAGATACGCTGAACATCTACAACCCAACTACCGGAGAGATTATCGCCGTAGAGGTTGACGCCGACGTAAACGGCGGAGATACCACAATATCGATTGTCAGTACGTCGGTGACGAACGACATCCTGCTTGGGTCGTACATTTTCCTGGGCAATGTAAACCATTACACCGGCGAAGGGTCGGGGGCGGGAACGGGATTTCCGGCCGGCACCGATACGCAAACGATCCGGTATAACGGCACGGTAGCGACGGCCAACAGCGCACTGCGCAACGACGGCACCTATATTTCGATAAACCAGGCACCCGATACTAACCGTATTTTGATCGTTAAGCAGCCGGCGGCAACAAAAGGCTTGGCGGTAGTGCGGGACGCCAATACCGACCAGGTACATATTTACCACAACGGCACGGCAACGATAGAAAGCGTTGGCGGTAATAGCCTGGCGCTTAAAACAGCGTCCGGGTCGCTCATTAACCTAATCGCCGGCGGCGGCGGCGGGCAGTTGTCACAGGTGCAGATCGCGCCGGGGGCCAGCATGACCGCCAACCTGGGCAATGCGGGGATGTTCGTTTTGTTCGGCACCTACGCGCCCACATCGTCGGGCGGCGATTTTTCCCTGATCCGACTTGGC